CGCTTTGGCAGCGCCGCCAACACCCAAGGCCGAAGTGACGCCTTCAGTGGTACTTTCGGCAATGCGCTGTCCCGTGGTCTGCGGTTGCCATGATGCTGGGTACAGGCTTTTAATTGCTTCCGAACCTGAAGGTATACGGTCGCCGCCAAGCAAGCCTGCGCCAGCGTTGTACACACCGGAAGCAAGGTCAGTTAGCGCAAGCGCACCCATACCAGCGCCAGCACCAATAACAGTGCCAACGCCAGGAATAACAGAACCAGCAGTTCCGCCAAGCGCAGCGGCAGCAGCATATGGACTTGCAGCGCGACTAATGACGCGACCGTATTGAGCAAGGCTGTCATCAGGTTCTTTTCCACTTGCTTGCAACCCAAACTTTGTGCGAATAGCCGCTTGTGTGGCGCTATTTGCGTTTGCATAGTTAGGGTCTTGCGGAGCGTAGCGGTCAAAAATAGCCTGTTTAGTTGCCGCATTAGCGTTTTGATAGTTAGGGTCTTTCAAAACCTCTGCAAGTGATGCGGCCATGCTAAGGCTTCCCGCCAAGGAGAGGATTGCTGTGGTCTACGCCGTCAGTGGGCGCGGTAGCAGCAGGCGTACCGGAAGCGGCGGCGGGGTTTGCGCCGTCTATAGAAAGTCCAGCAAGTTTTTTCAAACGAGGATTGAGCGCCTTCATCTGACCACTCATCCATGCATCAAGCTGCTTGGGCGACATGGTGGGTGAAGCAGCCTCTTCTTCCAACTTGGTAGCATAGTCCGACATACCAACCAAGCGCATGGTAGCCGCAATGCTCAAAAGCGAGTCATTACGCAGCGTCATGTATTCGGTAAGTTTGGGGTCTTGCAATTGACCAGCAGTCCACTTTTGAATGTTTGCAATAAACTTTACGTCAGAAAAATCAAGTTTTTTACCAGCGTTGACAACATTTTGAAGGACTTCAGGAATGATTTCAGCGGAAATAGCCTTTTGCTGAAACCCTGCGTTACGCATAAGCGCGCCGCGTGCAGCCATAGCGTTGAGGTCTGCCGTGGGATTGCGTTGCAGTGCTTGTTCCAAAAATCCCGCATTGCGAGAGTTAACTCGGTCAGGCGACATTCTGCCTTCCGCAACCGCAGCGGCAAGCAACGGGTATTGCATTGGGTCAACTTTTGCGCGGGCATTGGTAAGCAACTCGCCTGGTGTTGCAGTCTTTTTATACCTACTTCCCGGCACCTCAGTTGCAGGACCGCCCAAGCCCGAAATTTGTTGGGTGAAGCCGTAGCCGCCAGCGTCAACTTGCGTAAACTTTGGAGCGTTTGCTTTGATAAATTCAGCGGCGCCTAACTGGCTGCGCTTAAGAAAGTCTTCAAACCTGTTAGTTTTTACTGCGTTATCTAGCGCCGCAAGACTTTGCTCGGGGGTGATACCTTGGGCTTTTAGCAACTCAGCAGTAATTGAGCCAGGCGCATGATGACCAAGAATGAACTTTGCCATCAACAAAGGAGCGTTTGGGTCGCTAGGGTCAACTTGCTGCAATTGAGATTGAAATACATTGCCTTCCTGAACAAACGCTTTGCCCCTAGCATCAAGTTGTTCGTAACGAGCTTTTGCCGCTTCGTCACGAGTCTTCATCAGGCCGGGAATAGCACTACCCTGACCGCCTTGAGCAAGCTTGCCCGCGATTGCGTTGTAGTTGATTTCGCCGGTTTCAGGGTTGTAAGCGCCTTGATACGCCGCGTCTAGTGCAGCCGCACGATTGCGCTGAGTAGTCAGGTCAGCCATCTGCTGTTCAGCAAGGGCGTTCTGCTGCTGCATGGACTTCAGCTTCATCATGTTGCCCATCATGTTGACGGGCGACTCAAACTGCGGGGACTGAAAGCCCATTGCGATGTTGGTGTCTAATGGCATGATTTATCCTCAACCCTTAGGCGCAAACATGGTGTTAAACATCTGCCCTTGCAGCAGCGTGTTTCCTGCGCCCTGCAACGCGTTGCTGAAAGCGTTAGCCTGACCCATGTAGCCGGACGCACGGGCGTTGCCCATGTTCATCAGCGTCTCGCCAGCTTGTTGGCCATAATTGCCCGCCGCTTGTCCCTGCGTGTTAGCCGCGCCCTGACCAACAGCTTGTTGGCCGGTGAGCATATTGTAGCGAGTGCCGCGATTCTGGTTGTAGCGGTTGTAAGCGTTTTGATATTCCTGCGAACCCATCTCCTGCCCGTACCGCTGTGCCGCCTTTAGGGCAGCGCCAGAGATAAGCCCACCGCGTGCAGCCGCCTGACGGTCCATGCCCTTTAGCCCCTCCTGCAAACGGAAGGCGTAGCCGGGGTCTGCTTGAAAGTCTTCAGCAGAGAAGTCGCGTAGCATATTACCGTAGCCCTGCGAAGCGGGGTCGCCACCAAGGCCAAACTGCCGCAGCAACTCAGCCTGCGTAGTTAGCCCCGCCTGACGGAATGGCTCCTGCAAAGCAACCTGCTGGTTGAACATCCTTTCCTGCAAGGCCATCGCCTCTCGGGCGGCTTGCAGTTGTGCCTTGGAGGCTTTTTTGGCCGCACTGCTGCCGAACAAGCCGCCAAGGATGGAACCGCCAGCAGACAACAAACCAGCAGACGCAATAAAACTCATGTCAGCACCTCAATAGGTGTGGGTTTAATCTTGTTGCCGACCGCAAACATACTGGTCGGGTCATCTTCCACCAATTCATCCTCCACAGCCTCAACGGTTGTGGAGTCAACGCGGTGTATAGTCATGCACATTGCATCCGTTTCAGCGTAGACGGCGCGTTTGGTGCCGGGGCTGCTGGTAATGAGATGCGGTCCAGTGACGTATTGAACGCCATCATCCGTAGTGACAGCCACCGTGCCATACACCACCATGTAGAAATGCTCTTTCTTGTGGACCTTGCCGACAATCAACGTGCCAGCAGGACGCCACACTTGGCGGCAGTACATACCGCCGTGAAAAATATGCTCAGTCGGCAGTTCCACCTGCGGCAGTTTGGACAACTCCACTTGGAGTGCCTCCACCGCCTGACGGCTCTCAGCAGACTGAATTACTGCGCTCACGTCACTTCCCGCCCACTGGCGCGGATGTTGATAGCCGACCCCGTGCCTGCGATGGTCGAGATGTACCCGCCGGACTCAAGGTAGTGGCCGACAATCTCAGGGAAGGTGTACGTCTCACCTGCCGCCAGCGACTTGGTCTTCACGGTCAGGTTCTGGTTGCCGGTACTATCGTATTGCGTGACCAAATTAACAGACAGGGTTGCCGCCGAACCGGAGTAGTTCGTCGCGGTAAACTTGTCGATGATGGTTTTGACGCCGCCAGCCGTGTATTGGGTGGTCTGGGTAGCCTCCGCAATCTTAGACGGTATCAGCACCTTTAATGTGACAGTCATTTCTTGGCCTGCTTCACAGAGTCAGCCGGGCGGGAGCCATCAGCTTTTTTAGATGTTTCCCGTGGAACGTACCAAACGTGGTAGATGCCGTAAATAACGAATGCAGTCACCACGACAACAAACACAGTTTCCATGTCCGCTCCTTAACTGAACACAAACCGGACGCGACCGTCAGAACCCGCGATGCCGTTGGTGGGAGCCTCAAACGGGTCGTTTGACCCGCTAAGGCCACCGTCACCGCCTGCGCCGCCAGTCAGGCTACCGTCACCGGAAATGCCCGCGCCGCCAACCCCGTTGGAGCCTGCCGTACCCGTGGTATTCGTTACCGAACCACCGCTAGCCGTACCGCCCGCACCGTTGCCTGAAGTCTGCCCGGCGACCAAGCCACCCGCACCGCCATTGCCCGTCAGCGTTGTCATGCTGAACGTGCCTGCGTAGGCGTTGGACAGACCGCCAGTCCCGCCGTTGGAAATACCCCCGGCACCGACAGTATAGAGAATTGTCTGCCCACCCGCACCCGTGACGGTCAGGGTGCTTTTAGAGTACCCGCCAGCGCCACCACCGCCGCCGGACAGACCGCTGGAGATGGCGCCCCTGCCACCCCCACCACCCCCGCCCCACACCTGTACGGTGCAGGTCGTGTAGCCACCGGGGATGGTTAGGGTGCCGGTGCCAGGCGCGTTGTAGTCAAACGTGTTGGCGGCAACAACCGAGAAAGAGGCCAACCCTGCGCCGATGCCGGACATATCAGGTTATCCCAGTGCCGGACGCCAGCCAGTTGGTAGCCCCCACCTTGGTGAGGGTGGCAAGGCCGTTACGGGCAAGGGTACGGGTGCCGGTCGTAGTGCTGTTGGCGAGCGTCAAGGTGTCCGTGGTGATGGCAATGGACAGGGACGTGGCGTCCGTGTTGACCACCATGATGGTCGTGCCGATGGGAAAGGCTACCGTGCCGTTGGCAGGGATGGTCAGCGTCAGGGACGTGCCGTTCATTAGCACCTGCTTGCCACGGTCAGCCAACACCAACTGATAGTTGGCGGTCTGCGAGTTCTGCGGGCAGTCTCGCCAGCCAATGTTGTAAGTGTTGTTCAGTTCGTCCTTAGCGGACGCCGTGCCGGTGAAGGTAGGCGAGGCTAGGGGGGCGTAGGTAGAGGCTGCTGTAGCCGCCGTAATGCCGTCTGTGATGCCGTAGCCGGACAGGGTAGTCGGCTCGCCCGTGATTGCCGACCACGGCACCGAGGACACGTCGTTGACGCCCCGCAGGTTGTCCATCGTCCACAGGGTGACGCTGGTGGAGGTCTTCAGGACAAACTTGTACGCCGCCCCCGTGGTCAGCCAGACCTCAGACGGGATGCGCCCCGCCGAGTCCATCACAATGGGGTTGGTGTGCGCCACCGTGCCTGCCGAGTCCTGATAGGCCGTGACAGGGGTGGTAGTGCCAGCCGAGTAGATGTACAGCAAGCCGCCGGACAGAATAAGCCCTGAATTGTCGAAAAATTGCCAGCCAGCGCCAGCGATAGGGGAAAGTGCGACAGCCATGTGTTAACTCCAAAATATGATGCAGGTCACTTACCGACCCAGCCGGTATTGGTGCCGCCCGCAGACTCTTTGACATACAACGTAGTCAGAACGCCGCCGTATTTGTTCAGGTAAATGTCACCAAGATTGCCAACCACAGCGCCGTTGGGGCTGCCGTAACCTGATTGTATGGTAGCCCCACCTACGTTTACAGGGGCGCCTACCGTATCTACGGTTGGCGGCTGTAGCTGCAAACTTAGCAGGGTCTTTTGCATCTCAGCCAAATCGTCTACAGATGCCCCGCCTGACGGGCTAACCTGCACGTCATCTAGCGAAACGGCACTGTTGCCGCCACCCGCGATGTCGTAAATGTTGACGAAAAACCGATACCACTCACGCGCCATCAGCCCCGTGCGCTTGTCGATGAAGTCAACACGCGGGGCAGGGATTTGGGTAACGTCTGGGGGATTAGCCATTGGTGCCGTTTACCGCAAGTTCAGCGCCCATGATGACCATTTTGACAGGGTCGGTGCCGCTGACCTCGTACACACGGTCGCGCAGCTTGATGGTCATGCCAAGCCGCCGCCAAATGGCACGGGTAGCGTAGCCGCCAATGCCGCCAATGCTAACCCAGCGTTCGTTAGACCAAGTGTGGCCGCCGTCATCCGAGAAGCGCAACATGACCTGGGGGGCAGACCCCTGCCCGGTCAGCAGCCCTACGCCCGTCTCGCAGTCCAACTGGAGCATATGATGCACGGTGCGCTTCAGGTCGTTCTGCCCCGTAGGCAAGGCACGCCATGAGCGCAGCCACTTCTGCGGCTGGCCGTTGTCCTCGTACACGGACAGGTCAAGGACGTACACATTGCCCGTCTCGTAGTCGCCAACGTCCGGGACGTTGTTAAAGGCGGCTTGACAGTTGCTGC